CTGGGGCCACAAATACCCCACCTGGGACGACGCCGAAGTCACCATCCTCGGCACCGTGTCCACCCCCCGCCCCGGAGGCATGCACGTGTACGTCCCGGCCACCGGGGCTGGCAACCGCGCCGGATACGTGGGCAAGCACGTGGACTATCGCGGCCTCGGCGGCTACGTCCTCGTACCCCCCTCCCGTACCGAAGTCGGGCCCTACAGGTGGCTCCAGCCGCTCACCCTGAACGAGGTGGCGTGAATGGAACTACCGCGCCACCTCCGCGACGCCCAGGCCCACAAAGAGCAGCCACCCGGCGTCGCCAGGATCAACGGCCACCACGCCGCCCCAGAAGACGCCGAACGGTACGCCGCCTCCGCGTTCACCAAGGAACTAGCCGCCCTGGCAGCCACCACCGAGCCAGGCAGAAATGAACAGCTCAACGTCTCTGCGTTCTCCCTGGCCCAGCTCGTGGCCACCGGGGCCCTGGACCGGGACCGCACCTGGGACGCCCTGTACTCCACGGCCACGGCCATAGGCCTCACCCCCACCGAGACCAGGAACACGCTGCGGTCCGCGTTCGAGGCCGGTGGACTCCACCCCCGGTACGTCCGCGACATGGAGCTGCCCCCCGTCGCACCACCCGTGACAGTCCTCGGCGTGGTCGGTGACCACCCCAACGAACACGACGAGGAGGAGGAAGAGGAGACCCCCGGGGACGCCATCCGCCGCCGGTTCCCCCCACTGGACTGGCAAGCCCTCTGGGAAGACGACGAAGAAGAAGAATGGATCGTCTACCCCATCCTCCCCGCACGCAGGTTCGTGGCCCTGTTCAGCCCACCCAAAATCGGCAAGTCCCTCCTCCTCCTGGAACTGGCCGTAGCCATCGCCCGGGGGCAGGAAGCCCTAGGCGCACCAGTGGACCGCCCCCGCCGCGTCCTCTACCTCGACTTCGAGAACGACCCACGAGGCGACGTACGCACACGCCTCCAAGCCATGGGCCGCAAACCCGACGAACTCGACGACCTCGTCTACCTGTCCTATCCGTCCCTGGCCTACCTGGACACGTTCATGGGGGCCGCCGAGCTGCTCGCCATCTGCCAGGAATACGGCGTGGAGGTCGTGGTCATCGACACCATCTCCCGAGCCGTGGGCGGCGAGGAGAACGACAACGACACCTGGCTAGGCCTGTACCGCAACACCGGAGTCGCCCTCAAACGAGCAGGTATCGCCGCCATCCGCCTGGACCACACCGGCAAAGACCAGACCAAGGGCATGCGTGGCGGCAGCGCCAAGTACGGCGACGTGGACGCCGTGTGGTCCATGACCGCCCTGTCAGACACCACGTTCCGGCTGGAGTGCACCGCCAACCGCCTCCCCATCGCCGAGAAGGTCCTCACCCTCGAACGCGCACAAGACCCACTCCGCCACGTGGTGAGCACGGACGGGGTGCGCCGGGCCATGGACCAACGCCGGGACACGCTCCTCAAGACCCTGCGGGACCTGGGGTGGGGCAACGACCCCAACGACGGCGTGCCCATGGCCATCCGCCTCCTCCGCGACGCGGGCCTCTACCCGCTGAGGGCAGGTGCCAACGCCTACGGGAAGAACGAGGTGGAGGACTTCGTGGACCGACTGAAACACCCCGAGAAGTACGCCCCGGAAGCCAGCACGCTCCAGTGGAAGGAGGACACCGAATGACCGCCCCCAACCTCCCAGAAGGCCTCCCACACCGACCCTCCCAGCTCCCCACTGGGAGCCCCGAGGGCGGGGAACCGCGTTTGCGCAGGTCAGATGCCGATTCGCCCCTCCCATGGGAGGCGTCTGGGAGGGGTAGGGAGGCCCCCTCCCAGCTCCCCGCCCCCCATAGGGGCGGGGAGCGGGGAGCCTGCACCCCCGGCCCGGGAGGACGAGTCATCCCAGCCCGTCACCACTCAGCCTGTGCTGGCTCGGACTGCACCGGGTGCGAGCCCTGCCCCGGACCCCACTGCCACACCTGTGAAACCAACCACGCACACACCACCTGCCCCAGCTGCCTTGGCTCGGCCAGAGAACACCTCACCACCCTCCGCGACCTGGCCACCCGACTGGCCACCGAGGCCACCAACGGCAGACACGCCTTCCACATCCACGCCGACGTACCCGGAGGCGACGCCCTCGTCATGCTCGTAGCAGCAGCCACGTTGCGCGGCAGGAGTGGCACGCCCCTCCATCTGTTCACCCGGTACGAGCTGCCCACCGACCCCCACCCACCCCTAGACGTGCTCGTGTTCTGGGAAGAGCTGTGGAGGCGGAAGACCAACGCACCCACGACCCTGCCCCCCACCATGGACCGCGTGGGCGACTACCTGGACGCCCAGCTCCACCACATCGCCCGAGACCCCGTGTTCCCCCACATGCACAAGGCCCTGCGTAAGGCCGTCCGTGCCACCGAGAACGTCCTCAAAGAGGGCCACCGACCCGAGGTGTCACGGGTGCCGTGCCTGGAATGCGGCACACGCATCGTCAAGGTGTACGCCTCCCAGGAACGCCACGACCACTGGAGGTGCCCCACGTGTGGAGACCAGTACGACAAGGGCAGGTATGAACGCGCACTCCACGATCACCTGGCATCCCGAGGGGCCGAACGGTACGTGCCCATCTCAGACGCCAGTGCAGCCTCAGGACGCCCACAACGCACCCTCCGCAACTGGGCGGCCCAAGGGGCCATCGACCGCACACGCGACCCCCTGACCGGGCGACTCCTCGTGTGGTGGCCCGACGTACGGTCCATGAACCACACCAAGCAGACGCGAAAGCGCACAGGATAATGCGTGCCGCTGGACTCACCCCCTCTCGTGTGCTTAAGTCATTCCCAGGGGTTTTTGCGACCCCGAAACCTGGCACACCAACCATCTGGTGGCAGTGCCCATGACGCAGAACCCAGGCCGCACAGGGCGACGCTGGAAGCGACTCAAGGCCCAGGTCCGAGCCCAACACCGGCCCTGTTGCCGATGTGGACAGCCCATCGACCACACCCTCCAGTGGCCCCACCCCAACAGCTTCTCCGTGGACCACTACCCCTTCCCCCTGTCCACCCATCCCCACCTGGCCGAGGACCCGAGCAACCTGGCCCCCGCCCACCTCCGATGCAACCAGGGAGCGGGCAACGCAAGGCCAGCCCCACCCCTCGGACCCACATCCGAGGACTGGTGACCGCAACCGCCCGTGCGCACACGCGTCCGCGGCCCCGGGGTAAGGGGGTCCAAGCCACGGGGCCGCGTGCCGCTGACACTCCCTGGTGAGTGTCCCGTACCCCCCCGGGGTCCCTTCCCCCCATCGGGTACCCGAGGGCCAACGCGCACTGGCCTCTGCCCCACCCCCACTCCCTACCGCGAACCGTTGTGCGCACAGGAAGGCGACCCCATATGTCCGACCCCATCCCGGCCACCCTGGATGCATTGAAGGTGCCCGTTGACGGCTTGACGCCGTACGGGGCTAACCCTCGGCGTGGCAATGTGCAGGTGATCGTGGATTCCCTGTCTCGTCATGGGCAGTATCGCCCCATCGTCGTGCGCGCTAAGACGTTTGAGGTTCTGGCTGGCAATCACACGTTGGCCGCTGCCCGGGAGCTGGGGTGGTCGGAGATCGCCGCCACGTTCGTGGAGTGCACGGATGATGAGGCCGCGAGGATCGTGCTGGTGGACAATCGGTCGGCTGATCTGGGGGAGTACGACGACAGCGCCCTCCTGGCGCTGTTGGAGGGGCTGGAGGTTGACCTGGATGGCACCGGTTACGTGGAGCAGGACTTGGAGAACCTGCGGACGCTGCTGGATGTGGATGCCTGGGGGGATGCTGGCCGGTCGCCGTCGGGGGACGGGTCCGCTGATGACCCGACGTTCGATCCGCGGATCGACTTGCGCGTGAGCACCCGCGTGTTTGAGGCGTGGAGGGCCATGTTGGACACGGAGACCGGCCAGGACGACGGGGAGAAGTTGGCCGCCTACCTGATCACGACCGGGTTCCTGCGACCGTGAACGCGCCCATGAATCTGCTGTGGTCATACGCCTACGCCCGGAACACGAAGTTGGACGCCACCCTGGCCTCCTGGCCGGTGGACCGGGTGAGGTTCTTCGCAGACTCTGGTGCGCACTCGGCCCGCACGTTGGGCATCCATCTGGACTGCGAGTCCTATGGGCAGTGGCTTCTGAAGTGGCACGAGCACTTCACGGTGTACGCCAACTTGGACGTGATCTATGGGCCGACTGCCACGTGGGAGAACCAGCAGAGGCTTGAGGGCATGGGTCTTTCGCCCCTGCCGGTGTTCCATACCGGGGAGCCGTGGTCGGCCCTGGAGCGGTACCTGGACAACGGGTACACCTACATCGCACTGGGCAAGCTGCTGGGGAATCCGTGGAAGTCGTTGCGGCCTTGGCTGGCCCAGGCCTTTCGGATGGCCGAGGGCACCGCCGTTTTCCACGGCTTCGGGCTCACGAGCTGGCGAGCCATCCGGGAGTTCCCCTTCTACAGCGTGGATTCGACGTCCTGGACGAAGCCGTACCGGTGGGGAATGCTGACCCTGTTCGACTCCGGTCGTTGGGTGACGATCAAACTGCGGGACCGGTCAGACGTGATGGCGCACAGGGGTGTGCTGGAGTCCTACGGGGCCGACCTGCGTTTGTTCACTCACGACGGCTATTCCCGTAAGCGGATCGCTGCCCTGTCGGCTGAGGCCTACGTCCGGGCCGGTGAGTGGGCTCGGGCCCAACACGGCAAGGTCCAGCTGCCCCCCGGCAAGGGGTACCCCACGGGGGCACTGTCCCCGATGGTGGAGGCCGCACAGGACTGTGACGGTTTCACCTTGTACCTGGCCGAGGGTGGGGACTGGTCTCACCGGGCCCATGCCATGGCTGTGGCCGCTCGTCAGGCGGTGTCGGCGTGAGGACCGTCGTCGTCGGTCCGTTCCCCATCTACTTCGGCAACGTCAACGTGGCCATGAACCTGCGTGGCCACTACCACACCGGTCAGGTGACGTTGCACTACGGCTACAACCACGGCGAGCACGGGTACCCGTCCTTCGCCGTCACCAACGACTGCATCCGGCAACGCCTACGCGCACTCACCAAGGGCATCTTCCGGGACGCCACCAACGAAGACGTGGCCGCCCGACTGTGGGACGCCCTGGTGGAGTGGACCGCCGATCCCTGGCGGCAGTGGGGCGGCCGGTACTGGCTCCACCGGCTGGACCTGGACGTGGAGGGGGTCCACGACGACATCGGCCACGACGCCAGCGTGACCCGCTACACCATCGAGCTGGACCCCGAATCACCCCGGGCGCTCCTCCCGGGCGACGCCGACCCCCAGGACCCGTCATGACGTTCACCATCGAAAAGGACTTCGCCTTCTCGGCATCCCACAAGCTGCACGGCCTTCCCAAGGATCACCAGTGCGCACGGCTCCATGGCCACAACTACGTGATCCGCGTCCGCCTCACCACGCCTTTGCTGGATGACACCGGGTTCGTCCTGGACTACGGCCAGCTCAAGCCCTTCAAGGAATGGCTGGACGACAACCTGGACCACCGAGACCTCAACGAAGTGCTGTCGGAGCTGCCCAACCCCACCGCCGAACACATGGCCCGACACCTGTCCAAGGTGGTCACCTGGTGCTGCATGATCCCCGGCACCGTCTCGGTGGCCGTGGGGGTGTCGGAGACCCCGAAGACCTGGGCTTGGTACACGCCTTGAACCGCGCTGAGGTGATGACCCTGCCGGTGTCGGAGGTGTTCGGCCCCACCTTTCAGGGGGAGGGTCCGCACACCGGAAGGCGCACAGGGTTCGTGCGGCTGGGCCGGTGCAACCTGTCGTGTGAGTGGTGCGACACCCCGTACACGTGGGACACCACCCGGTATGACGTGAAGGCCGAGGCACCGAACATCCCGATTGCCAAGGTGCACGAGCAGTTGCGGCCCATGAACGTGGACACCGTGTGCCTCTCCGGTGGAGAGCCCCTGCTGCACAAGGGCAAACTCCTGGAGCTGCTCACCCCGGAGTGGCGTTGGCACGCCGAAACCAACGGCACCATTGGCCCCCCGGTGTGGTGGGAGTCCCGCGTGGAGCACACGTCGGTGTCCCCGAAGATCAACACCCGGGACCCGGAGAAGAAGAGGATCAAACCCCTGGCGCTGTTGGGATGGGCCGACCTGGCCCGTCACGGTCGGGCCTGCTTCAAGTTTGTGTGCTCCACCCCGCGTGACCTGGACACGGTGGCCGAGCTGACCGACCGGCTGTCCATCGACCCACGCCACGTGTGGGTGATGCCGGAAGGCACCACTGGACCTGACCTGGTGGCACGCCATCGCCAACTGGCACAAGGGATCGAGGACCACGGGTGGAACACCACCACCCGGCTGCATGTCTTCCTCTACGAAGCGGAGAGACGCCGATGACGCAGACATACGCCAGCACAGGCATCTGTCAGGCCTGCGGCAACGACGACGCCACCTTGTGCCTGGACTGCGTCCCGGACCACGACGACATGGGCACCGCCCTGGAAGGCGTCAAGGCCCTGCTGCGCCTCATGGGCGAGGACCCGTCCCGGGAGGGGCTGGTGGACACCCCGTCCCGCGTGGTCAAGGCCTACCTGGAGATGGCCGGTCGTCCCGGTGACCCTGGACGTGACCTGGCCGTCGTCTTCTCCGATGTCCAGCACCCCAACACCCCCGTGATCGTGGGCCCTGTGCCGTTCGTGTCGGTGTGTGAGCACCACCTGTTGCCGTTCACGGGCGAGGCATGGGTGTCCTACGTGCCCCAGGCTGGCCGCGTAGTGGGCCTGTCCAAGCTGCCACGGACTGTGGCCCACTACGCCGGTCGCCCTCAGGTGCAGGAACGCCTCACCGGTCAGATTGCCGATGCCCTGGTGGAGCACCTGGACCCGGCTGGGGTGGGGGTCCTCATCCGTGGGGACCACACGTGCATGTCCCTGCGTGGTTCGCGTACGCACGGGGCCCGTATGGAGACCAGTGACCTGCGGGGGTCCCTCAACGTGGACCCGTTCCGGGCCCTGTTCATCGACGCCACCAGGAGGAGCTAGGTCATGGGCCGCACACGGTACGACCCCGAGCTGGCCAAGCAGGTCCTTCAACTCCGCCGAGCCGGGGTGCAGTTCGATCAGATCGCCGAACAGCTCGACCTCACCCCCACCGCCGCGAAGGGACTGTTTGACAAGGCCCTTGCTGCGTTTGATCCTGCCCTCAACGTGGCCCTGGAAGCCGACCGGCTCGACCGCCTCCACCGTGGTGTGTGGCCCGCCGCCGTTGGAGGTGACCTCCAGGCCGTTGACCGCATCATCCGGATCAGCGAACGCCGCGAGAAGGTCGTAGCCACACCGAAGGTCAACGATCACGCGTTGCGCAACGCCTTCGACACCTCCGCCGTCACCTCCGATGACCTGGACCGGGACGTGGACGCCGCCCTCATGGAGGCAGGACGCAAGATCGCAGACCGGGTGGACGAGGCTGTCGCCACTGGCGAGGGACAGGAGGTCACGAAGGCGTTGTACCTCGTCCCCCATATGGTCAACGTGCTCAGGGAGATGCTGGCCACCCCGGCATCCCGCACCGCGGCCAAGAACGCGGCCCCTGCTCAGCCTCGCCAGGACGGCAAGCTGGCCCAACTTCGGGCCATCCAAGGCAACAAGCCCACCGGGTAACCCATGGCGCGCCTCGGGTGCGAAGAACCACGCATCTACACCCCACCCCTGCGTGACCTGACACCGAACACCACCCTCGGGTTCTCCGTGATCGAGTTCGCCGAGGGTGTCCTAGAGGTCGAGCTGCTTCCCTGGCAGCGTTGGCTTCTGATCCACCTCCTGGAGTTACGGGAGGACGGCTACCTCCGGTTCCGTACGGCGGTCATCCTCATGGCCCGCCAGAACGGCAAGTCCACCCTGTCGCAGATCGTTGCGCTGTGGTTCATGTACGTGTACGGCGTACCCCTGGTGATCGGCACCGCCCAAGACCTGGACGTGGCCGAGGAGATATGGCAGGGCGCGGTTGACCTGGTGGAGGAGACTCCCGAGCTGGACGAGCTGAAACGCCACGTCATCCGGGTCAACGGCAAGAAGTCCCTGGTCCTCACCACCGGGGAGCGATACAAGGTCAAGGCCGCGAACCGTCGTGCAGGCAGAGGTCTGACCGGGGACGTGATCCTCCTGGACGAGCTACGGGAGCACCAGTCCTGGGACGCATGGGGGGCCATCACGAAGACCACGATGGCCCGCAACATGGCCCTGATTCTGGCCATGTCCAACGCCGGGGACGCATCCTCCATCGTGCTCAGGTACCTGCGGAAACTGGCACACGCCGCCTTGGGCGACCCGGACAGCATCAACGCCGACGACGACGAAGACCTGGACCTGCCCAGTGACGATGAACTGGGAATCGTGGACCCGGACGATGACACCCTGGCCATCTTCGAGTGGTCGGCCCCACCCGGGTCCCACCTCCACGACCGGGACGGATGGGCCCACGCCAACCCCGCCCTGGGGTACCTCATCTCTGAACGCACCATCACGTCTGCCGTTCGTACCGACCCGGAGTGGATCTTCCGCACCGAGGTGCTGTGTCAGTGGAGTGCCGGAACCCTGGAAGGCCCGTTCCCCCCGGGGGCATGGGAAGGGTCGGCAGATACCAACAGCAGAAGGGCTCCCGGGGCCCCCGTAGCCCTGTGCATCGACGTGTCCTGGGACCGGTCCATGTCCTGGATCGCCCTGGCCTCCACCCGGGACGACGGCCTCTACCACGTGGAGGTCATCGCACGTCGAGCTGGCACTGAGTGGCTGGTCCCGTGGCTCACCAGTCCAGACAGGTCCGAGGACGTACGTCGTGCCCCTATCGCCGTGCAGGGCAAGGGGGCCCCGGTGTCCTCCATCCTCAAGCAGCTCAAGGACGCGAACCTCCACGTCGTGGAGTGGGGCGGGTCCGGTCTCGGTGCCGGGACGGGCACGTTCTATGACCGAGTGCGAGCCGCGGTCGGGGAAGGCAATACCAACGTGCAGCTACGACACCGCGACCAAGCCCCCCTCAACCTCGCCGCCGCTACTGCCGCCACACGACCCCTGGGCGATGCCTGGCTGTGGGACCGCAGGAAGTCCCCCACCGATGTATCCCCCCTCATCGCGGTGACCGGCGCGCTGTGGTGCCTGACCCACGGCATGCCCCGTAAGAGCGCGTACGCCAACCGACGATTGGAGGTCTTCTGATGGGTCTGTTCGACCGGTTCCGGAAGACCCAGCCCTACGAGGGCACGTGGGTCAACAGTGGTGGCGAGTTCTATGGCGCATGGGCGTTGAGCAACGAGGACTATGAACGCATCCTCGGCCTGTCTCCTGCCGAAATGTGGCGCACCCAGCCCTACCTGCGGACCGTGGTCAACTTCCTGGCCCGCAACATCGCCCAGCTCGGCCTCCACGCGTTCCTGCGGGAGGGGGAGGACAACCGGCTCCGGGTGCGGGACGGCGTGGCCCAGGTGTTGGCAAAGCCCAACCGCACAACGACGGCCTACGAGCTGGTGTACGGCCTGGTGGCCGACCTGGCCCTGTACGACGTGGCCTACTGGCTGCTGAGCGACGACGAGGAACAGCGCATCACAAGGCTGCCTGTGGGATGGGTGACCCGTCGTGGGGGTGATGCCCTGGGGCCCAAGGAATACCAAGTGCGCATTGATGACCGTGGGCAGTCGGTCACCATCCCCGCCGAGCAGATTCTGGCCTTCCACGGCTGGTCCCCGGGCACCCTGTACACGGGGTCCTCCCCGGTGTCGGCCCTTCGTGAGCTGCTTGCCGAGCAAGTGCAGGCCGCTCGGTACCGGGAGATGGTGTGGCGGCGTGGGGGCAAGGTGGGGGCCGTCCTTACCCGTCCCCCGGATGCCCCGGAGTGGTCGGACGAGGCCCGTAAGCAGTTCAAGCAGGACTGGGAATCGCGGTTCACCGGCAACGGCCCTCAGGTGGGCGGTACTCCGCTCCTGGAGGACGGCATGAGCCTGACCCGGGTGGACTTCAATGCCCACGAAATGCAGTTCATCGAGGGCAGCCGCCTTGCGCTCAACACGGTTGCGTCCGTGTACCACGTCAACCCCACGATGATCGGCCTGCTGGATAACGCCAACTACTCCAACGTGCGGGAGTTCCGCCGCATGTTGTACGGGGACACCCTGGGCCCGATCCTCGCGCAGATTGAGGATCGCGTTAACACGTTCCTGGTGCCCCTGGTGGACCCCCGGGAAGGGGTGTACGTGGAATTCAACATCGAGGAGAAGTTGCAAGGCAGCTTCGAGGAGCAGACCACTGCCCTCCAATCCAGCGTGGGACGCCCCTGGATGACGGCCAACGAGGCCCGAGCCCTGCGGAACATGCCCGCCGTGGCCGAGGGTGACTCCCTCGTCACGCCCCTTAACGTCCTGGTCGGGGGTCAGGCCAGCCCCCGAGACGCTGCCCCCGACCGGGACTTACCAGCCGCGGCCTCCCGTCACCTGGACCAGCGGAAGGCCAACCTGGTGCTGCTCAAGGCCCGTGGCACGGACCAGCAGACGGAGATGGTGTCCCAGGTCCTGCGGAAGTTCTTCTCCCGGCAGCGGGACGCCGACAGGTTCGCACGGGGTGGTGAGTGGGACGAGGACCGGTGGAACCGCGAGCTGGCCCGTGACCTCCACGCCGCGGCCCTGGAGGTCACGTCCACCTTGGGCAAGGAAGAGGCCCTAGCACTGGGGTTCACCGAGGACGAGTACGACGTAGACGCCACGGTGGCGTTCCTTCAGGCCGTCACCCAGACGAGGGCCGAGAACATCAACCGCACAACCAAGGCGCAGCTTGACTCTGCCGTCCAGGAGGAGTCCGACCCCGTCGAGGTGTACACGAAGGCCGAGGAGTCCCGGGCTCCCGGCATCGCTGTGGGGATGACCACGTGGCTGGCCGGATTCGCCACCCGTGAGGCTGCACAGCAGATCGCCTACCGCCACGACCTGGAGCCGACGAAGACATGGGTCACGACAGGTGGCAATCCACGCAAGGAACACGCGGCCATGAACGGGGAGACGGTCCCCCTGAATGAGCCGTTCTCCAACGGCCTGGATTGGCCCGGGGACGCAGACGGTGACGTGGACGACGTGGCCGGTTGCAACTGCTCGTTGCAGATCAATCTCCCCTGACCGGACGGAACGGGTGATCGGCCATCCGCTCCCGGATCAGACCCGAGAGCGCATAGGCCCTATTGGCCAGCCCGGGGTCGGTCCCGCCGATGGAGTCCCCAATGTCCTCGGCCATCACGGCCAGACGCAGCCACGGGTGCCAGTCCGGGTGCCGTGGACAGAGGCGGCGGTGGGACCCGAGGCCCTGACAGCCGCCGCACTGGTCCGTCCGTCTATCCGTCATGTCCGAAACCCTACGCGCCCAAGGAGGGCCGTTATGCCCAACCTCAAGACGCTGCCTGCACGAGTGAAGGCCGCCGACGACGGTGGCACCGGCCTCGTGGAGGCCCTGGTGGCCACCTACGACGTGGACTCCAGCGGGGACCGCATCGTCCCGGGCGCGTTCACCAAGTCCCTGGACGACTGGGCCCAGGCCGATGCCCGCATCCCGTTCATCTGGTCCCACATGCACAACGACCTGGACGCCTACCTCGGCGAAGTCCTGGAGGCCAAGGAAACCGACGAAGGCCTGTGGGTCAAGGCCCAGATCGACATGGACGATCCCAAGGCTGCCAAGGCGTTCCGGATGCTCAAGAGCGGGCGGGTGCGTAACTACTCGTTCGCCTACGAGGTCGTGGACGGCGGACCCGACGAGGAGAAGGGCGACGGGGAGAACCTGCTACGGGAGCTGAAGCTGTACGAGGTCGGCCCGTGCCTGATCGGGATGAACCAGCAGACCCGAACGCTGGTGGCCAAGGCACACACCAAGGAAGCCGTATCCGACAAGCCGTGGTCCGACTTCCCCGACAGCGCCTTTGACGACGAGCAGTACGCCCGGTCCTGCATCCTCGACCGCGGCGAGGAGGCCGGGACCGCCAAAGAGCGGTACGGCCTCCCGTGCCGGGAGCCGGACGGAACCCTCAACCGCAACGCCTGCCACGCCGCGGCCTCGGCCCTGGCCGGTGGACGTGGTGGTCCGGATGCCACCGATGAGCAGAAGGCCAGTGCGGCCAGGAAGCTGCTCACCTACTACACCGAGTCCCTGGACGAGGACCCCCCCGATGCCATCCGTGAGCTGGCCGGGGACGGGGCGTCTGAGGACACGGAGGACGACGAGGAGTCGTCCACCCCCACGAGTTCCCGCCCCTCTGTGGGCGAGAAGGCGGGCCGCGTGTTGTCCGCCAAAAACGAGGCCGATCTGCGCACCGCTGCGGAGCTAGTCCAAGGCGTCCTCGCGCAGCTCGACCGCGACCAGGAGAAGACCAGCGACACCGGTCCGGCCACGGACAAGGAGCCCCCCGCAAAGGGGGCCACGGCCAAGGAGCCCAGCCGAGTAGCGCCCGTCAATCGCCTGGCAGCCGAACTATCCGTCATCGACATGGAAGGAGGGCGGGCGCAATGAATCTGCACGAGCAGCGCGCCGCCGCCGTCAAGGCTGCCCGGGACATTGTGGACCGGGCCAAGGCACAGAACCGCGACCTCACCCCCGAAGAGGTCACCGAGGTTGAGACCACGACCGCCAAGGTGGCCGACCTGGACAAGCAGATCAAGGGTCGGGCACTCGTGGACTCCGTGATGGCACTGACCACCACCGAGGCCGCCCCGGAGGGGGAGGGCAAGCAGGCCAAGACCCTGGGCGAGCACTTCGCCAAGTCCGCGAGCGCCGACGACTTCGCACGACTCAAGGCACGCAGCGGATTCACCATCTCCACCCCGGAGTTCAAGGCCGCCACCGACCCCCACACGGTCGGGGAGATCTACGCCGAGTCCCTGACCACCGTGGACACGACCGTCGTTCGGGCCTACCGGCCCGGTCCTGTCGTTGCGGACCTCCTGGGGTCCGGGACGATCAGCGGCAACGCCGTGTCCTACTTCGTGGAGGGTGCCGCGGAGGGCGACTTCGCCACCGTGGCCGAGCTGGGCCAGAAGCCGCAGCTCCACATCGCTGACCCCACTCAGGTCACCGACTCCCTGAAGAAGATCGCGGCATGGTGGGACATGTCGGACGAGATGGTCGAGGACATCCCGTTCATGGTGTCCGAGATCAACAACCGCGGCCTGTACATGCTCGGGATGGCCGAGGAGGCACAGCTCCTCTCCGGCGACGGGCTCGGGACCAACCTCCTGGGCCTGCTCAACCGTTCCGGCATCCAGACCGAGGTGTCCGCCATTGGCGGGGCCGACGACGCGGACGCACTGTTCCGCGCCATGACCAAGGTGCAGACCGCCACCGGCCTCGGCTCGGACGGCATCGTGATTCACCCGCTGGACTACCAGCGGCTGCGCCTGTCGCGGGACGCCAACGAGCAGTACTACGGCGGAGGCTACTTCTCCGGCCAGTACGGCAACGGTGGCGTGCCCGAGCAGCCGCCTCTGTGGGGCATGAAGACGGTGGTCACCTCCGCTATCGCCCAGGGCACCGCTCTCGTGGGTGCCTTCAAGCAGGCCGCAACCGTGTACCGCAAGGGCGGTGTGCGGGTGGAGTCCACGAACAGCGACCTCGGGAAGTTCACCAGCAACATCATCACGACCCGGGTTGAGGAGCGTGTGGCGCTTGCCGCCCGCATCCCGTCCGCCGTCGTGGAGGTCACGTTCACCG